TGTATTCCATAGCAATGTACCTTGTGGGTACAGTGTAGGTTCTGGCGCATCAACGTCCAAGTAGTTGCTGGTTAACAAACTGGTGATGGTTGGCAATGGATCTGAAATTGGATTGGTTGCTCCATTTGGAGCCCAACGTGCATCTGCAAACAAGATACCATTACTTGTGGTTTGATCAGTGTTGTCAATCAGCACCCACTGATCCTGCCCATCAACATTTTCCCAACGATACAGCAGAGGATACAGTTCTAAATTAGCAGTACTGACCCAAAGATCCCCATACACCAATGGGCTTTGTGCAGTGTTAGTCTGTGTGGTAGGTGCTGTGGCGCTGATAATAGGACCTGTAGCATTACACAATTGCAAATCGTAGCCACGAACATCGTTACTGACTGTTTGATATCCTACCCAAGTATTATTATTCTGAATCATAATGTCCACTTGGTTTGTGGCCGAGTAGTACCAGTAGGTACCATCAGCAGGATCTTGATCTGGTGCAGTGTCGCTTGCAGCATAGGTAAAGAATGGTGCACCAGTGAATCCACTCAATGCCACGTAATTCACACTATTGATTACAACATCACGTATGCCTTCAACTGTGGTATCAAATCCTGCTTCACCGATTGGATCGCCTGACACATTGCTTAGGAAAATACTGCCACCTGCACTGTGAGTCATTACAATGGCACCGTTGCTATCAACTGCAGCACTGACATACGGTACTGCAGCAGCACTCACAGCAGCAACAAAGTCTGAAGCCGCGCCACTCAGAATGTATGCTGTCACAGGAGTGGTCAAGGTCGAGGTTCCTGGCTGAGTCGCTGATATTAAGAAACTATCGGTACCTAGAAAACTAGGAGTATCGGTATTGCCTGTGATGCTCATAGCTCCAGTCTGATAACGTTCAAAAATTTCCAAACCTGCTGTGTCGGGGCTATTGTAAGCAGGATTTAAATGAGCGTAGGTTGTTCCAATGGGAATATTCTTGCCGCCCCCCGAGGGATCTAACGCATAGATAGCATTGGATTCAAATGAGTAAACCGGACAAAGTTGTTGTACCCAAGTTGCCAGTGTGCTATCGTATTTTTTGATCACCAGATTTACACCAAGATTTACATTGTTGGTTTTTTGCCATACCGAACCAGTGGGTTCTGGATTGGTTTGTGTGCTACCCCAACGTGGTGTTTGATAGTTAGGAGTTGCCTGGAAAGCTGGAGCCAAATAAGTTCCTTCTGAGATTCCCAAGGTGGTCAATGGTGTACCAGCATTGTTTTGAATGAATACTGCACCTTCGCCCCCGGTGCTGCCATCCGCTGTGGCTGTGCTGTTGGCAAAAATTTGTAGTTTGCCGTCAACCACACCCGAATAAACACCAGTTATGTTGGCTGAGTTGATGTTATTGCTCAAGGTTGTTACACTAGTTCCTGTGGGCACACTGGTACCATTGATCAAGACACTGTTGCCGTTGGTCAACGATACAGGAGCGTTGGCACTCTGAATTGTGGGCCATGCTGTTTTCCAATCGTCGCTGCCAACTAACACCCAGGTATTATAGAAATCGCTGAGTTCAGTGGCAGAAGTTTGCAATGCAGTGGGACCGCCACGCTTGAAATAGATTGGGTTTTGATACACATCGTTAACACCAACCACTACCACAGCATACTGTCCAATACTGCCCACACTTTGCAACGGCACAGTACTGTTAGATTCTAATTGTGTAGTACTGCTGATTACCAATGGTTTTTGATTGGTAAATGCGTTGGTGGTAATATTCCACTGGAAAATACCCCAAGTTGTGTTGGCTGTGTCTAACCAGTATGTGCCATTGGGTGCACTGCCTGTGGGGCGAACCAAAGTTGCTGTCAACGCTGCAAGATCAATGTCGGCGCGCTGTACATAGGCTTGGTTTGTGCTGCCCAAAGCCGAGTAAGCAGCTAATAGGCCATACTCATTGAGTTCATAACCATTGATGGGTGTACCAGCAGTGGTTTTGTAAAAGAATGGTACACCAAAAGTAGCGGATAGATCGCGCTGACTAGTGATCAAATAAGATTTATTTGCATTGGCTGCAAGTGTGCCAGCTGCAACTCCTACACCTGCTCCGCTTGCTTTGTTTTGGGCGGTAACAATCAAAAAGTATGGTACCGAATTGTTAGCAGCAGGTAGATATTGACTTTCGTCAATGACTGTGACTTGTACTCCTGGGGATACTAGGGCCATAATGGGTTCCTCTTCAAGTTATTGATATTTATCGGAACCACTAAAAACTGTACCTAAATAGGCACCTTTGGCAAAGGTTTTGTGTAAATAGGGTTATGAAAAGACCACAGTGTCCAGCTTGTCAACAGCGTCCTTGTGCTGTAAACTATTTGTCAGAAGATCGAGTACACTACCGTTCGCGATGCGAAGTTTGCATACGCAAAAGTCGCCGGATAAAACCGCCTGTGCCTAGATGGCAGCAGGCTGGTTACAAAAAGAAAACAGTTTGCGATCGCTGCGGTTTCAGATCAAAGTACAGTGCTCAACTAGTGGTTTACCATGTGGATGGTAACTTACACAATTCAGATTTTAAAAATCTCAAAACTATCTGTCAGAACTGCGTGATCGAAGTCAGTAGACTGGATTTACCTTGGCGTGTTGGAGATCTTGAACCAGATCATTGACTTGGGCATAGAGATCATCCATGGTACCGTTGTTGTCAATCACAAGATCAAAGGGAGTGTCAAGCCAGGCCCACTCGCTGGTGTGAATCTCGGGCCACTGACGACGCATGCCCAGCCCGCGCTGTTCCATCAAGTACTGATCCTCTCCGGCTGCCAGGGTGCGTAGTGCGCAGGTGTACCACTCAGGCATGGGTCCGCGCCGTACCCACAGCACACGCCCACCCACTCTGCGTATGGCAGCTATTTCGTTGGGGAATCTGCAGTCAGAAATCACTATGTCATCGGTGGTTCGGCGCAGTTTGTTTTCCACACTGGCTACCCAGATGTCATCGTGAAAGTGCTGTCTACACACTTCAGTGCCCCACAACTGCAGGATGTAGCGTGGAGTTAATTTAGGCATGTCCAGACGCCGGGCCCACCAAGGATCCACAGTTTCGCGCCACTCGCGACTTTGTCTAGTACGCCCTTCTAAGAGTTCACGGTCCCATCCAAACACAGCACTCACAGCATCTTTAAGCGAGTTGGCCCAGCTGTCTCTGCGGAATTCGTGTAGGTTTACTAGATAGTCAGCAATGGTATCTTTACCCGACCCAATCCAACCACAAATACCTATGATCATCGCATTTCTCTTATGTTCAAGTGTTTGAATGTGTCCTGCAGTAGATAAATCTGGCGCTGACAGTCTTCCAATGCATGGTGAGTGGCTGGATACTTGGGCAAGTCTGGATATAGGCTGTATACGGTTCTGGCATCACGAACCTTATAGTACTTCCAGGGCAAGGGCTTGTTGTAGCTCTTGTAGGCATGTTCCAAGATGTTCATGTCATATGTAGGACCATTTGCCCACACATAGTTGGCTTGCCAAATCAGTCGACCCAGCTCGTCAAGAGCTTGATCCAGTGGTACTCTGTTATCTTCTCCAAAAGCTTCTTCTCTGCTTTCGGCGGGTTGCGTGGCCCACCAGTCTATAGTGCCCTGCTCAATGTTGCGGTCTGGTTGACTCTCCAAAGTAATACGAGCGTAATAATGGCGATCGTGCCACCCTCTGCTCATGGGATCAAACATTTGAGCGCCAATGGTCAATATGGTAGCACTGGGACCAGTGCCCAAACCTTCCAAATCTATCATTATATCAGCCATGCTGCTATTATAGCAGGGCAAAGAAGTGTTGTCTAGTGTGCTTTAGCCAATTACAAATGTCAAGGGCTGGCTGCCATCCACATACATCTTGAGCTGCTCGATTAGGTTGTCCATTTGGGCTTGAGCTTCGCCTTTCATGGCAGTGCCATTTAGCACTGTTCCGCCCTGCGGACCAGCAATTTGCTGAAACTTTTCACGAGCTTCGCCCACAATCATTTTGCAGGCAGCAACCATGTAGTCGCGAATCCATTGCGAAATTTGGTAGTCCATTAACAGGTTGAATTCTGGCTTGAGATTGTAGGTCCACAGCAACACGTTTTCACCTGTGCCACGCGGGTCGCGTACAATCTGCAGTTTCTTTGTGACAGGATTCCAAGTGTAGTTCAAGAAACCACCAAACATTCTAGCAGCCAATTCCACATACTGAGTGTAGAAGTCGTATGTGGCCAAGCCACCTGCTACGTTGAAGTTCATGAGGTACACGTTTAAACTGGCTTGACTGAACGGATCAAAGTTTGACGCAAATGGACCCACCGAATCGCCAAAAGTTCTGCGGAAGATTTGACGCACTGAAATAACTTCCTGCGGCAAGGTATAGATCTGCACATCGCGTACCAGTTCCATGAAACTGTAGCTTTCCTCGTAGGCGTTTTGTGCCCGTTGACGATAAGTGCCTATGGTTTTTT